GATCCTGCACGCCGGCGATTGCCTCGCCGTGCTACCCGGCATGCCCGAAAACTCGATCGATGCGTGCGTGACCGATGGGCCGTATGAGTTGCCCTCGATCGCGAGCCGGTTCGGCAAGGCCGGCGCCGCCAAAGCGCAAGGCCGAGTCTATCAGGGCGCATTTGCCGGCTTCATAGGCAAGCCTGGGATCGTCGGCGATATCTGCACCAAGCCCGAGGTATGGCGCGAGGTGTTGCGCGTGCTCAAGCCTGGCGGGCAATTGCTGGCGTTTGGGCCGGCGGCGCTTGGCTTTTCGAAAATGCACGTTGCGATCGTCGAGGCCGGTTTCGAGGATCGCGGCATGCTGCAATGGGGATATGCCACGGGCTTTCCGCACGGCAAGCCGCTCGGCCGGCATGTCGATCGCAAACTACTCGGTGCATGGTGCGACGACGACGAGTTGGCGCGCGGGCCGGTGTCGCATACCGCGGCTTTTTACGAATCCCGTAACATCGCGATCAAGCCGGCATTCGAGCCGATCGCCTGGGCGCGCAAGCCGCTGGTCGGCACGGTGGCCGAAAACCTGATCGCCAACGGCAACGGCTCGATCGGCATCGACGACTGCAGGATCGGCGACGAGCGCGGCTATCCGACCAACCTGATTCTAGACGCGTCCGACGTGATCGCCGGGATATTTCCGGGCGACGAGGCGCGGTTTTTCTATCGCGCCAAGGCCGACGATCACGACCGCGCCGGCTCAAATCATCCGACCGTCAAGCCGGTCGATCTCATTCAATACCTTGTGCGCCTGGTGACGACGCCGGGTCAAAGCGTGCTCGATCCGTTCGCGGGCTCGGGCACGCTCGGCGAGGCCGCATTTCGCGAGGGCCGCCGCGCCGTGATGATCGAAATAGATCGCGACTTTCAAAAGGACATCGCGCGCCGCATGGCGCTTGTTCTCGCCGGTCCCGATGAGCGCCGGCGCGAGTCCATCAAGGCCAAGGTTGCGGCGAAACCGTTCGAACCGGGCTCGCTATTCGCGGGCCTCTAGCACAAGGGGAAAGGGCTGGAATGAGCAGTTATGATCTGGTCGCGCATCTGTACCGGCAACGCGCGTTCTCGCGCGCGACGTTCGGGCCTGGCGCGCACACCAAGGGCGTTATCGATCACATCCGAAAAGAGTTGATCGAGATCGAGGCCGAGCCCCGCGATCTTACCGAGTGGGTCGACGTGATCCTGCTCGCGTTTGATGGGCTGTGGCGTTGCGCGCAAGAGCGCGACATCCCGATCGAGGTCGCGGTCGGAGCGATCGCGATCAAGCAGGATCGCAACGAACGCCGCGACTGGCCGGACTGGCGCGGCGCCGATCCCGACAAGGCGATCGAGCACATCGATCTGAGCCGGCGCGCTGTTGTCACCAACACGCCGCGCGCCGGCGAGACGCCGGCGCAATCGCATGCGCGCACGGCCGAGGCGCGGGCGGCTGCGCGCGAGCCTGGGTGTATGGCGACGGTTCGCGAGATCGCACAATTCGCCGTCGACAAGTATGCCGCCGCGCGTTTTGGCGACGAAGGCGGCGGCCCATGACGGCGTTTTTCCGTTGGTGCGCGGCGCCGTTCGTTGGCGCCGGCAATGTGGAGATCGCTGGCCTCGTTCTGCTGCTGGCGCTGTCCTACCTCGCGCTCGCGCTGATCGCGGTGCGGATCGAGGTTTTGTTCGTGATGCTGGATTACATCAATAGGGGGCTCAAGTGAAAATGCAGTGTTGTCAGGGCGGCGAGCGCACCAAGGCGTGCGATAGCTGCAAGCCGGCCGCTCTAGCGGCGCGCAAGTCGGTCGCGGTGATCAATCATTCATTTTCGGTCTATCTCGCCGGGCCGATCTCGGGTCTCAACTATTCCGGGGCCACCGAGTGGCGTTTCAAGGCGATCGACGTGCTAGCCGAGCATGGCATCAAGGGGTTTTCCCCGCTGCGCGCCAAGGAATACTTGCAGGGCGTCGAATCCTTTTCGTCGGATGGCGATGTGTACCGCAAAATGAGTGTGCTTTCGACGAATCGCGGCATCATGACGCGAGATCGGTTCGACGCAACACATTGCGACGCTCTGCTCGTCAACTTCGTCGGCGCGACGCGGGTCTCGATCGGAACGGCGATGGAAATTGCCTGGTGCGATCTCGCGCGCATTCCGATCGTCGTCGCGATGGAAGCCGAGGGCAACCCGCACGATCACGGCATGATCACCGAGGCGATCGGCTTTCGCGTGGCGACGCTCGATGACGCTCTCGATATCGTCAAGGCGATCGCCGGCAACGGGCGCGTAGCATGAGCAACCGGGGGCAACCGTTTGTTGTCGAGGTGCGCCGCAAGCCCAATGCGGACTATGCGTCAAAGCCTGGCGATGTCAGGCGCTCGGGCCGCGTCGACGGCGAGCGCGCCGGCGCGGCCGAGGTCTCGATCGAGTTCCGCGATTGCGGCGCGCAGATCGAGGCGCGGCTCGGTGTCGTCGTCGTCGGTAGCGTGACGCATGATCCGGCCACCGGCGCTTATTTTTGGGCGATCTTCCTGCCCGGCATGCCGCGAACGCCTCGGCCGGCAAGCGACGCCGACAAGGGCAAGGCCGCGATTGCGCACAAGGTGCGCGAGTGGTGCGAGGCCGCGAAATTGATCACCGCGAGGCGTGCGCTGGGGCGGCTAAAATGACCGAGCCCGACTTAGCTGCGCCGAAAAAATACAAAGGCCGGTTCGCTTGCAAACCCTGCGCCGGAACCGGCCGCGTCTGGGATGATGCCGACGATGCCATCGCCTTTTTCTATCGATGCGCCGCGAAGGACGCCGGCGAGCCGCTGCCGGCTGACGCATCAGTAAGGACCGTTTTCAGATGTGAGTCTTGTCGCGGCACCGGGAAGGCGGGACGATGATTGAAGATCCTTCAAACCCCGCACCCCGTGCGGGCGGGGCTTCCCCTGATGATGCGCGGGTGTCGTGGTTCGACATCGCCACGGCGGCCGAAAGCGAGCGCGGCCGTCATGCCATTTGGCGCGATGAATTGCGCCGACGGCTCGACACCGAGACGTTGACGGAGATCGAACGCGACACGATGCGACGCGCGATCCGCGCTCGCGCGCGCGACGTGGCGGTGTTTGAGGCGATGTCGCGCCTGATCGATCGCGTGCGCGGCGATGGCTACATCTTACACCGCTTGCGCGAAATCGACGCCGTGGAGCGTGCCACGGCCGACGTGGCGCCCGACGCCATCGCGGCGGACGAATGGACTCAAGGTTTTGTTTCGTACGATACAAATCAGGAAGGCGCGCGATGATTCCCGACGAACAACTCGACGCGCTCAAGGATCGCAACCCGGTGCACGAGGTGGCCGGCGCCTGGGTGCGGCTGCGCAAGCGGCGCGGCAAGTATGCGTATGTCGGGCCGTGCCCGATCTGCTCAGATGATCCGCAATCGAAAACAGCGACGCGGTTTGAGTGCAACGCTGATCAATGGATTTGCGCGGTGTGCTCCGAAAAGGGCGACGTGATCAAACTCGTCGCGAAGCGCGAGGCGCTGGATTTTGTCGCGGCAGTCGAGCGCCTCGGCGGCGTGCGCGAGGAGGTGCAAACGCCGGCGCGGGCGCACAAGGCCGGTTTGCGCGCGCATCAGTCGGGCTTGCCTTTGGGTGACGTTCCGGCGCTGTTCGGTAGCGACGACGCCTTGCGCGTGGCATGGGTTGCCGGCTGGGCGGAAGGTCGCCGGCGTGCGGACTATGAGAACAAGGCTCGCCAACGCGAGCGGGCGCGCCTCTATGCGTTTTGGGCCGGGCCGCAAGGCGCACCGATCGCGCGGCCTTGGCCTGGCACGCCAGTCGAGGCCTATCTCACTGGGCGAGGGCTGCTCGCGCCGCATAATGCGCGGTTGAAATATCATCCGGCCATGCCGCTGTTTTGCGACGGCCGCGAGGTTGAGCCGGTGCTCGCGCATCGCGGCCCGGCGATGCTCGCCGCGATGATCGGCGCCGATGGCCGGTTTGCCGGGCTTCATATCACCTGGCTCGATCCGGCCGGGCCAAAGGGCAAGGCGCGGGTGCTCAATCCAGAAACCGGCGCCGTGCTGCCGTCGAAGAAAATGCGCGGCACCAAGGCCGGCACCTTCGTTGATCTCGGCGGCGCCGCCGGCGCCCCGCGCCTGATCGCTGGCGAGGGTATCGAGACGGTTCTCGCGGTCTACACCGCGTTGATCCGCGCGCGCCGTGATGTGACGCGCACGACGTTCCGGGCTGCGGCCGATCTCGGCAACCTCGCCGGGCGCGCGGCCGGCACGCTGGCACACCCGACGCTCAAGACTGAAAAGGGCCGGCCGCAACGGGTGCCCGGTCCTGATCCTGATCTCGGCTCGCCGGCGATGCCGGTGCCCGACGACGTTTCCGAGTTGATCCTGCTCGGCGACGGCGACTCCGATCCGTTCCTGACGCGCAACGCGGTCGAACGTGCAGCGCGCCGCAATGCGCGCGAGGGCCGGACTATTCGCCGCTTATTCGCGGCGCCTGGCCTCGACTTTAACGACATGACGCAAGGCAAGAGTGTAGACAATGATTGACGATAACCGTGATGATCCGCATGAGGCGATCGCGGCCCTTATCGAAGGCGACGAGTCCGACTCCGTCGATGCTGACGACGCCGGCGCGTTCGCCCCGCACCCCGCGCTCGGGGGGTTCCCCTACGGGGGGCCGGGCGATGAGGATGTCGATCCGGCCGACGACGAGCGGCCCGCCGATGCTGATCAGATTCCGCGCGAGGTGATTATCGAGTGCGCGCGCGAGCCGCAGAACGATACCGGCAACGGACAACGGTTGCTCAAGCACTTCGGGGCCGATCTGTTGCATGTGCGCAATGTCGGTTGGCACGCCTGGGCCGGCACGCATTGGGAAGGCGAGGGCGGCAACGAAACCGCGACGCGGCTCGCCCAGTCGACGGCGGCGCGCATCGTGCTTGAGGCCGACGCGATCGCGGCGACGCCGAACGAGCAACGCGTTATCGACGCGGCGGTCGACGCGCGCGAGGAGATCGCCAAACTCGACAAGCTAGAATCGACCGTGGCGAACCGCGCCAAGCGGCAACACTTCGTTAAGATCGTCGAGGCCGCCGACGCCGCCGCAACCGCCGTGCGCGCGCGCCAGATCGCGCGGCGGAAATATTCCGTATCATCTGGCAACGCAGGAAAGATCAGGGGAATGCTTGAACAGGCTTTGCCACACCGCACCATCACGGTTGACGATCTCGACGCCGACAAGTTGGCGCTCAACGTCAAGAATGGCACCATTCGATTCGTCTATGATGAGGTGCCCGATCCCGATGCGGCGGATCATTCCGATAAGATGGTCAAGCGATGGCGTGTCGAGATGGTCGATCACGCGCGCGGCGACAACATGACGAAGGTCGCGCCGGTCGAATACGACCCCTCGGCGCGCTGCCCGATCTTCGACCGTGACGTTAAGCGCTTCCTTCCGATCGCGCCGGTGCGCGACTTCGTGCAGCGTTATCACGGTTATGCCTTGACCGGCCTGACCGGCGAGCAATGTCTCGTTTTCAACTACGGCACGGGCTCGAATTGGAAATCGACTTTTGTCGAGATCGTGGCGCGGATCATGGGGCCGTATTGCGCCACCATCGCATTCGAGTCGCTTGCCGGCGATCAGCAACGGAGCGGATCGCAGGCAACGCCTGATCTCGCGCGCCTGCCCGGTGCGCGGCTCGTCCGTGCGTCCGAACCTGAAAGGGGTGTGCAGTTCAAGGAAGCGTTGATCAAGTCGTTGACTGGTGGCGAGCCGATGTTGGTGCGATCTCTCAATAAGGAATTTTTCGAGTTTCGGCCCGCGTTCAAAATGATCTTGTCCGGCAATCACAAGCCTGAGATCGGCGGCGTTGATCATGGCATTTGGCGGCGCATTCGATTCGTGCCGTGGCCGGTGACGATCACCGACAAGGAAAAGCGCGCGATGGATGATGTCATGGCCGAGTTGTGGGCCGAGAGCGCGGGGATTCTCAATTGGCTGATCGCCGGCGCGCTCGATTACCTCAACGGTGGACTGCAAACGCCGCAGGAGGTGATCGACGCGACGGCGGAATATCGCGAGGAGATGGACCCCGTTGGCGCCTTCGTCGGCGAGTGCGTCGAGAGCATACCGCCTGGTCCGGACGGCGAGCCGGTCGCGTTCGTGTCGGCGCGGCAGATGTACGACGCCTTTGCATCATGGGCCGTCGCCAACGCGGTGAGGCCGTGGCGCGAAAAAAGCTTTGGGACGGCGATGTCGCAAAAGGGTTTCGTCAAGCGGCGCAACGAAAAGGGGATGCGTTACCTCAACGTGCGACTGCAGCATGTGCCCGAGGCGGCCTCGCGTCGGCGTGCCGATGAACCGCCGCACCCGGCCGACGACGATCAAGTGCCGGTCTAAACCATGTAGGGATGTAGGCGCCCTGTAGGGTCGCCGGCAACCCTACATCCGCGAAAGAGCAAGCGAAGTCAAAGAGCTAAGCGAGCGGCATGTAGGGATGTAGGGTTGCTCTCGATTTTCTGCCTGCAATCTGTTTTCAGGGGTGCGGGGATCAAAAAACTCAAAGCTTCATGTGTGCGTATAGATTCATCCTACATCCCTACATCCATCCAAGGTAAGTAAATGAAAACATTATAAAAAACTACCATGTAGGGTTGAGGCCAACCCTACATGGTCCCTACATCCCTACATCCCAAAGTCGCCGTTATTCAAAACCTGGGGCAAGGCCGTGAAAAAATCTATCGATATCGAAAAACTGTTGCAGTGGGCGATGCGTGATGAGTTGCCGAAGGGGCAGGCGGTCGCGGCGTCGCCGTGGGATTTGATTATTCAGTTTGCCGCGCTCGGCGTGCGCGTACAGACCGGCGGCTATCAGGGTGATGGTTTCGGCTTTTCGCCTGGCGCACCGCATGAGGACGCGATCAAGGTTGCCGACGCGATGCGCGCGCTCGGAACAGTGGCGAAGTTCGATCACGTCGCCGATGTCGAGCCGTTGTTCGGTGATCTTGTCGAGATCGCCGGCGACGCGCTCGGCTCGATCATGGTTGCTACCTTCGATCCGCGTTCGATCGTGATCTCGAATGCGACGATGGGCACGCGGCCGAAGTGGAAATTCGAACACCCGACTCCGTATCAGCGGTTTGCACAAACGCACGCCGCCGGCCGGCCGCGTCCGATGGTGTTCGGCCTCGACGCGGCGGGCGATCTGGTCGAGATCAAGCGCAACGAAGGGCGCGCGCGCGCGCGTGACGGTGAATATACGATCTCGATGTCGCCCCGCTCGCCGATCGAGTGGCACGATCCGGCGCCGTTGCACGTTGCCGAGTGTCGCGCCGAATATGTCGCATGGCATTTGTCGTTGGTCGCGCTCGTCGATATGCTCGCCGGCAAGCTTGTCGAGTTTGAGCCGATGTACCCGAGCGCGGCGGCGATGCCGTGGATCACTGGCGAGGTGCCGGCCTCGCGTATCGTGGCGCGGCGCGATCTCGGCGATGTCAGTGTCGGCCTGCCCGTGGCACCGCGCCGGCGGGCGCCTGGCGCGCCCGTCGAATCACCGATCGAGGCCGAAAGTCGCACGGCCTACAATTTGGCGAGCCGAACCAAAAGGCGAAAAAGCACTGCGGCGACGGCCTAACCCTGCGATCCGTGACCGGGTGAGTTGACCGGAAGGGAATGCTTGACGTACAGGGGACAAGCGAAAAACCGCCAAAGACAAAAAACCCGCCCCGCAAGGGCGGGTTCTGCGTTTCGAGCCTTGGTTACATTGAGGGGGGGCGATCATGTGAACGCACCGCGCTTGAAACCTTGTGAGGCTACACCGGCCGACTGAGTTTCGGCGGTGCTTTGATGATGTGAAGGCGCGCCAAGTCGCGCATTGAGTTGAAACGCTCACCGCTCAAGGCGGTGATGTTGCATCCTACTGATGACGCAACGCACGGGATCGCGAAGTAGAACGCGACGACTGCAAAGACTGAAGGCCGGAAGGCAAGCGCGCTGCGGCGACGCGCTATAAAATATCGCGCGCTCCGATTTGAGGCGATGAAACATGAGCGAGATCAAGCCGGGCGATTATGTCGACGTGCGCATGATCGTTGTTGGCGACGATCATTTCGATCGCCTTGTCGTGCGCCTTCCCGACAAAAGCGCCGTGCATCAATTCACGATCGGGCGCCACCAAGTGCAGCACACCGAGTCCCGCTCGCCCGAGGCGATTGCGGCGGATGCGGTGTGCGCATCCTACGGCGGCGTTGCGCCGCTCGCCGATCGCGCCGTGCGCGACTTCTATCGGCGGTAAATTCCAATATCAGCACGCGCGGACATTCCGGCAAAGCAATGTGATTGATCGAGCCGGCGGCCTTGTGCCTATGCCCGAGCCGAATCATCGAAAGCGGATTTGTTTGCCGCGTCGTGCTGATCTACTTTTGAGGTGTTGTGCCATGGCTTGCAGTCGATGTGAGGAGCGCCGCAAGGCGATCGCGGCCGGCGTATCATCCGCCGCTAGGGGCAACGTAAGGGCCGCCGTTACTGCTGGCGCCTTCGTTGCCCGCACCATCGCGCAAGACGCGCGATCGGGCGCACTGCGCGCGGCGGCGGCCAATCAACTCGCGCAGATGCGCAACTCGATCAAGAGGCGCTGATGTCGATCGCGTCGCTTGAGATCGATGCCTCGAAAATCGAACACCTCTCGGCGCTGTTCAAAAAGGCCGAGCGCGACGCGCCGGCGGCGATCCGCCGCGCGATCCGGCGCACTGGCGACATGACGGCAACGCAGGTTGTGCGCACGCTGACAAAGCAAACCGGGCTCAAGCGTCCGGTGATCGTGCGGGCGGTGCAGAAGCGTCCGGCCGGCATGACGTATGCGCTCAAGTCGCGCGGCGGCAACGTGGCGCTGAAATACTTCGGCGCGAGGGAAACCCGCGCCGGCGTATCGGCCGCGCCATGGAACGCGCGCCACGTCTTTACGGGCACGTTCATCAAGGGCGGCCTATTCCCGCGCCGCGTCGGCCTCGATCTCGGCGGGCAGGTGTTCGCCCGCGCCGGCGCCGGTCGCGTGCCGATCGTCAAGCGCAAGTCCGGCCTGTTCATCCCGAAAGAGATGATCACCGGCGCCACTAAGGCTGCATTTCTATCAACAGTGGCAAGAGTGTTGCCAGTACGGCTGCAACACGAAATCGCCGCGATCCTCGCCGGGCATGCCTGATCATGAGCACGGCCACACAACGCAACGCCTTGCGAGCGCTATTGAGGTTGATGATCCTCGGCCTCGCGCAGATCGCCGCGATGTTCGTCGCGGCCTTGCTGTACGTCTGTGGCGCCGGGCCGCGTGTCATCATGGCCGCGATGGCGGCCCTCGCCGTCGCAGGCATCGCCCTCGCGCGGCGTGCGGTGCGGTAGGCCCGGCGGGTCCCTCCCCGGCCGGCACCCCATACGGCCCAAGCGCGCCCCGAGATTTCGCTAGCGGCAAAAACTCATTCCTGGCCTGACAACCCTGACAACCTGACGAGGTGCGGCGATGCACGCTTTTCTCATGATCCTTGCGGCTTTCGCGGTTTCCTACGGGCTTGTGTTGCTGGTCGGCCTGGCGCGCAAGGGTTTGCTCAAGCTGTTCCGGTCATGACCGGCGATTTGCTCGATGTCGGCCTATGGGAAAGCGTTGCCGAGGTGGCGCGCCGCAAGGGCATCACGCGGCAGTCGCTGAATGAGCGGGTCGATCGGCTGGAGTCGGAAGGGTTGATCACCGTCAAGCGGGCGGGCCGCGCGAAAATGATCAATGTCGCCGAGTTCGATCGCGTCGTCGGCGACATCGGCGATGCTGTCAAGGAAGGCGCCGCGATCACGCGCGCCGAGGCCGAAGGTGTTGACGATAAAAACCCGGCGTTGCGCGATCACCAAGCGCGCGCCGCGCAGTATACGGCGGATTTGAAGTATCTTGATCTTGAGGAGCGGCTAGGCCGCCTGGTGCCGGTTGGCGAGGTCGAGGACGCCGCGACGAAGTGCGCCGAGGCCGTGGTGCGGGTGATTGATCGCCTGCCGACATATGCCGATGTGGTAGCGGCGGCCGTCGGCAAGGATGGGCCGGCCGGCGCCCGCGCCAAACTCAAGGAAATCGCCCGCGAAATTCGGCAATCGATCGCCGAGTCCTATGGCGAGCTTGCCCGAAAGGCCGAGCCGATGACTCTCGCGCCGGCGGATTTTGACGACGCCGGTTAGAAGAACCGGGTGCGATCGTGCTGCAATTCAAAAACTCGGCGCTCGGCATCAT